CTACCCTGGTGCCGATACTGACCCAACGCTAGCAACCGAAGATTGGTTAGATGTATCATTCCTTGGTGTTCCTCATCGACACATCTTTCACTTCCGTTTAGAGATGGAAGTGTTTCACGACAACCGTGATGTTGAGTTTATTCAATTGAAACGAATCCTTGAGAACTTCTATGCTGATGGCACATTACAAATGAACCACAAGTCCTGTGAGATGATGGCTCGTGAATTGCATGAGCGTGCTTACAATGCTTGGCCTGATCGTGATTATGTGATCGAGGTATCGGAGGATGGGGAGAATGGTTGCAGAATGTATTTTCCTTGTAAAGAAAATCTTGCAATGAAAGTGTATGCAGCATGATCAACTTTTGCCACATCTCCCCCACTCCATTCCTAGAAGTGTTCGCTCCTATGAATGGAGCTCATCTAATCCTTGCTCACTTAGTTGAGTCTGATCCAACCTATGCTAAGTTCTATGCTGAACTGGATGACGGTAAACCAAAGATTATGGACAACTCAGCTTTTGAGATGTTTAAGCTCGGTAAGCCAATGTACCCATCTGAGAGGCTAATTGCACTTGGAAGTGAAGTTGATGCAGATTATATCGTGATGACCGACTATCCAAAAGAGGCATCACAAAAGACAATCGACAAAGCTAAAGAAATGATCAATCCTTTAAGGAGTGCTGGGTTCAAAACTTTCTTCTGTCCGCAAAGCGAGTTAGGAGATCAAGAAGGTTTGTTATCCTCTATTGAATGGGCATTAACTAATCCTTGTATTGATTTGATTGGTCTTTCAATACTAGCTTGTCCAATCGCTTGTGGTGTCAATGAAACAACGTTCAATGGTGGTAAGCGTAGCGATGCTTACAAGATGCAACGATTCATGTCTCGTTGGAAAATTTTGACTGAGTTAAAGAAGCGTGGTTCATTGGATTTTGTGCACAATAAATTCCATTGTTTAGGAATGGTAGATGGTCCAAATGAAATTGATTTGCTAAGCGAATTCCACAATTCAATATTCAGTTGGGATTCGAGTGCAGCTGTATGGGCTGGTTTAAATTACATTCGCTTTGATCAATCACCTACAGGTTTGATAGAGGGTAAGTTTGAGCATGAAGTTAATTTTGATCATAACGTTTGTGATATTGACTCTATCAAAGATGCAATGTATAATTGCTCCTTCATTAATAAGAAAGTGAAGTAATGTACAAGTATTCAGAACACATTTACATTCAAGATATCCAAGACTATGTTGACTCAACTTATGGTCAGCATTATGTTAATGATGGTATTCAAGTGATTGATGTTTGGCAATCTCGTGGCACGTTGAGTACCACATCTGCCGATACAGCTATTAAGTATATTATGCGTTACGGTAAGAAAGATGGAAAGAACCGTAAAGATTTGTTGAAAGCCGTTCACTACATTATGTTAATGATGTATGCTGACGATAATATAGAGGAGAAAAAGATTGAAACACGTACTCGGACCTTTGTCCCGGTCGACCCTAACTGAGGTCAAGGAAGGCGACTCACAACCCAATGCTGTTGATTTGAGATTGGGAACAGTCTTTAAGATCAGTGATAATCTATTTGAGATTTCCAATGAACATAAAAGACACAGAGGGACAAAGTTCGAGCTCGTCCCAGACCACCTCGGATACTACACGCTCCAGCTTGGACGATATGAGGTTGTTATGGAGAACGTCATCAACGTGGGAGCTGGCGAAGCTGGTTGGGTCATCACTCGTTCTACTCTTAATCGTAATGGTTTGTTTCTCACTAGTGGCCTTTATGACTCAGGTTATCATGGTGTTATGGCTGCCGTGCTCCATGTTACTACTGGTGTGGCACGGATTAAGAAGGGGACGAGGATTGGACAGTACATTAGCTTCGAAGCAGAAGCATTGAGTAGTTACGATGGTGACTATGGAATTAATAAACAACACGACCAAAAATATGGAGTTAAATAATGGCCTTTGAAGTAAAAGTATCTATTGAAGAGTTGCGTACACGCAAGCTGTTCCTTGCAACACCGATGTACGGTGGTAACTGTGTAGGAATGTATACACGCGCAATTGCTGACTTGTCAGCTGTATGTGCAAAGTATGGCATTCCTTTGCAGTTGTATTTCCTGTTCAATGAATCATTGATTACACGCGCACGTAATTATTGTGCTGATGAGTTCTTGCGTAGTGATGCTACTCATATGTTGTTCATCGATAGTGACATTGGTTTCAATCCGCAAGATGTTTTAGCATTGCTTGCCATCCAGGATGATGATAGTCCGTATGATGTGATTGGTGCTCCATATCCCAAGAAGTGTATTAGTTGGGAGAAGGTCAAGCAAGCAGTGGACAAGGGTTTTGCTGATGAAGATCCAAACAAGTTGGAGAAGTTTGTTGGCGACTATGTGTTCAATCCAAAAGGTGGTCAGAAAGAAATTCCTATCGGTGAGCCTGTAGAGGTGATGGAGATGGGGACTGGTTTTATGATGATCCGTCGTAAAACGTTTGACAAATACAAAGAAGTGTTTCCACACTTGCATTACAAGCCCGATCACATTCGCACAGAAGCTTTTGATGGCTCACGTGAGATTATGGCTTACTTTGATTGTATCATCGATCCAGTATCTAAACGTTACTTGTCGGAGGACTATATGTTCTGCTACAATGTTCAGAAGGCTGGTATGAAGGTTTGGTTCTGCCCATGGATGCAAACACAACACGTAGGCACTTATGTGTTCGGTGGTAGCTTGGCTGACTTAGCATCGATTGGTGCCTCTGCTACAGCTGACTCTAGTAAGTTAAAGAAAGAAAAGGCTCAGTAATGAAATTATCAAGTAGAACGCTTCAAGTATTGAAGAACTTTTCTACTATCAACCCTTCTCTGTTGTTCAAGAGTGGTAGTGTAATAACTACCATGTCACCAAACAAAACGGTGATGGCTAGAGCAACAGTAGGAGAGGTCTTTCCACAGACCTATGCAATTTATGAGTTGTCACGGTTCATTGGCGTTCTGTCAATGTTCGAAGATCCTGATATTGCAATTGGAGATAGTTTCTTGGTTATCTCAGAAGGCAATCGTGTAGTCAATTACACTTATGCTGATCCTGAAATGATTGTAACACCACCCGATAAGCCAATCAAGTTTCCTGAGGATGCTGAGATTGAATTCACAATGTCAGCAGATGTGTTGTCTAGTGTGTTGAAAGCAATTAACATTTTACAGATGCCTGAGCTCTCGATTAGTGGCGAAGAAGGTAAAGTGTATGTTGGTGCTGTCAATTCTAAGAACCCAACTGGTGATACATTCAAGATTGAAGTTGGTACAACAGAACATAGCTTTAGTATGATGTTCAAAGCTGAGAACATTAAAATCATTAGTGGTGACTATACGGTAAAAATTACTTCAAGAGGATTAGCGTACTTTCGAGGAGACAGTGTAGAATACTGGATCCCTACAGAAGCCAGCTCATCATTCGGAGGCTAATTTGCGTGAAGACTATCTCTGGGTTGAAAAGTATCGCCCACGTACCATTGCCGATACAATTCTTCCCATCAACTTAAAGAAGACCCTTCAACAGTTTGTTGATGATAAGAATGTTCCAAACCTCTTGCTGACAGGCAGGGCTGGTATTGGAAAGACAACTGTTGCACGTGCAATGTTGGATCAACTTGAAAGCGATTACATTGTTATCAATGGATCGTTGAATGGCAACATTGATACACTGAGGAATGACATTATGTCGTTTGCCTCATCTGTATCGTTTCATGGTGGTCGAAAGTATGTAATCCTGGATGAAGCGGATTACTTGAATCCAAACAGCACTCAGCCTGCTCTTCGTAATTTTATGGAAGAGTTTAGTAAGAACTGTGGGTTCATTTTAACTTGCAACTTTAAGAATAAGATTATTGATCCTTTGCACTCACGGTGCTCTGTGGTTGAGTTTAATATTCCAAAAGAAGATAAACCTAAGTTAGCTGCTAAGTTCTTTAATCGTGCTATAGACATTTTAAAAAAGGAAAATGTAGAGCATGTTCCCAAAGCTGTTGCTGCAGTTATTGAAAAACACTTCCCCGATTTCCGTAGGACTCTTAATGAGTTACAACGGTATAGTGCTACTGGTAGTATTGATACTGGAATTCTTTCCAACTTTGAAGAAGATAATTTTAAAACACTTATAGACTTCATGAAGAAGAAGGACTTCACAAATGTCCGCAAATGGGTAGGTGAGAACACGGATGTTGATCCAGTTGTCCTTTTCCGAAAACTGTATGATAATGCATCTATGTTACTTGCTGACAATGCTAATGTTGCTCACTTGGTCATGATCTTGGCCAACTATCAACACAAGGCTGCGTTTGTTGCTGATCAAGAGATCAACACTACAGCATGTATGGCTGAGATTATGGTTAACATGGAATGGAAATGAACAAGTATAGTTACGGCTTAAAGAAAGTCCAGTGCGTTGATGGTTCTATTGGATATGAGGATTGCAACTTCGGTAACGGAACTTACCGGATTCGTATTCCTAATAAGCACTGGCCCTTTCCTGAAGTCGTAACTCTACCTCGCTCTGCTTTTACATATTGCAAAGACCAGGATCACATGAAACCAAGTTTTGATAACCTAGAAGAGGCTCCATTTTGAATACCACTTATAAATTAGATATTGTTGAAGGTGACAATGGCGATCAACTGCTCCAGTTGTCTGAAGAGTTCTGCAAAGAACAAGATTGGCGTGAGGGTGATGTAATCAACTGGGACACTAAGGATGGTGCTATCATTGCTACAAACAAGTGTGCTCAAGAAAGAAAGAATCATCCCAACAAGAAATTGGTTCTTGTGGAAGCTGTTTCAATGTTCCGTACTCGTTATGTTGTTGAGTGTGATGAAGAAGAACATGCTGCAGATGAGGTTGTTATGAATAAAGGTGATGAAACCTTTCAAGAGTTCTCACAGCAACACCTAGATGAGGTTATTACATCCACACGTGTGATTACAGAACAAGAATATTCTGATTTGTTTGATAAGGATAATGGATATCTTGCAGCCTGGGACACCCATAAGAAGAAAAGTTTTATAAACAAGATCAATTACAATGCATGATATATTCATAAACACATTTAAGTGGATCAAAGATGACTGGTATAGCAATCGTTTTCGTTTCTGCATTGAGCTTATTGCTTGGGGCATCAGTATTGGGTGTTCTGTTACCATGGCTCTCACTGTCCCGAATCCGCCCTTACTTTCTCTTTACCCTATATGGATCCTCGGCTGTGGTCTCTATGCTTGGGCTGCTTTTACTCGGAAATCTTTTGGGATGTTGGCTAACTACTTGCTCTTAACAACGATAGATAGTATTGGACTTATTCGTATGCTAATGGGATAGAAATGAAATATGATGCTATAGTTTTGGGCGGTGGTGTTGTTGGTATCACTACCGCTTTTTATTTGTGGGAAAGAGGTCTAGAAGTTGCAGTTGTTGAAAGACAACCAGAGGCAGCTGAAGAGACCTCTTTTGCTAATGGTGGACAGATTTCCGTTTCACATGCTGAGCCTTGGGCTAATCCAGGAGCTCAGTGGCAAGTTCTAAAATGGTTAATGAAGAAGGATAGCCCTCTTTACTTTAAACCAAAAGCTGACCTGCACCAATTGAAATGGATTGCTCAATGGTTACGCAACTGTTCACGCACTAGAACAGACGAGAACACAACCAATCTGGTTCACCTAGCCATGGAGTCACGCAGAGAGTTGATTCGTGTTAGAAGAAGGTCTAAGGTAAAGTACGATCACTTAACCAAGGGTATCCTTCACTTCTACCAAAATCAAAAAGATTATGATAAAGCTCTTTATGCAATGGATGTAATGAGACAAGCTGGGTTAACAATTGAACCAACTTCGTTCAGTGAGATGTCTGTGATGGAGCCAGCACTTGCTCATCTGGGTGACAGGATTGTTGGTGGAACGTTTGCTCCTAATGATGAGAGTGGTGACTGTAATTTGTTTACTAAGAATCTTGCTCACTTCTTAGAGTCTAATGGTGTGAGGTTCTTTTATGATTCTGCTGCTGTTGCATTGAAAGACAACCGCGTTGAAGTTCACCAAACTAATGGTGATCATGGTTTTGTTCTTTCAGCAAAACAGTTTGTAGTAGCGATGGGTTCCTACAGTTATCAATTTGTGAAAGCAAACTTTGGTAAAGAGCTGATGATTTACCCTGCTAAAGGTAGTTCTGTGACTGTTCCTGTTATAGATAATAAAAAGGCACCTACTATAAGTCTAACAGATGATGAAAACAAGCTGGTATTTTCTCGCTTCGGTAATAGGTTGCGCATTGCTGGCACTGCTGAACTTGCTGGATGGGATTCTTCAGTCAACGTTGAACGCTGTAAAGTGGTTCACAATAAAGCTAGAGACCTATTTGGAGACGGATGCGAGTGGTCAAACGCGCTATACTGGTCGGGACTGAGACCGACCACACCTTCTAACTTACCTTACACAGAACGTCTCAACGATACTGTGGTCTTAAACTGCGGCCACGGAACGTTGGGCTGGACGTTGGCTTGTGGATCTGCAAAGCGTGTAGCGGATATAATTATAAAATGAACCCCTTTGATTATGTAAACGCAATCAATTATTCCAAGAAGGATTTGATGACTGGAACAGATAACGATGAGTTAGCTGAAAAAGATTATCAACCATTTCTTGTCAATAGGGCATTGTCATACTTCCCTGATACATTAATGCACGCGCATGCAATGTCAGGGTTCCAAACGTTGGATAATAAACTCCAATACTCTTATCTTCTAAATATCGTCAGACCATCTAAGCGTTTTGCTAAGTGGGTGAAGAAGCAAGACAATAACGATATTGAAGCTGTTAAACAATATTATGGGTATGGGAATGAGAAGGCTTTAGAAGCGTTATCGATACTGTCTGGTGAGCAATTAACTATAATAAAGAATAAACTTGCTAAGGGTGGAAATAATGAATGTGATCGACAACCTCATAGAGGTGACTCTTCCTAGTGAGGAAGATTTTTTAAAGATTAAAGAGACCTTGACTCGAATTGGTGTGGCATCAAAAAAAGACCAGAAACTTTATCAGTCTTGTCATATCTTACATAAACAGGGAAAATACTATATCGTTCACTTTAAAGAGTTGTTTGCTCTTGATGGTAAGCCTTCCAATTTTTCTGAAGAAGACATGGGAAGACGAAACACAATTGTAAACCTTCTTGCAGAGTGGGGACTTTTAAAAATTGTTGTTGTTGAAAAAGCAAAAGAGCCTCGCACTCCTCTATCACAAATTAAGATTTTAGCTTATAAGGATAGAAATG